GTATCGCGCAGATGTAATCGTTGAGGCTGACAGGCTTGAGACTGCTATTAAAGCCTGCGCTAGTGTAGAAGAGCTGATTGTTGTTGTGTCTAATCAGAACTGGCCTAAGGTTGACTAGATATGGCAATTCAGCAGATGTCAGAAGGAAGTAAGCACGTAGTGGATACGGTATCAGTTGTCACAGTAGTCGGCACTTTAGCTGACGTTTTGCCAGCTGTTGCAGCCTTATTTACAATTGTTTGGACTGCTATCAGGATCTGGGAAACACCTACGGTACAGAAGCTACTAGGCAGGAAGACAGATGAGTCGTAAGCGTAGTATAGGTACTAACCTAACTACTACTACTAAAGTAACTGCTTATACAGTACCTACTGGTATTACTGCTGCTTGGCAGCTGCTGTATATTGTTAACACTGGTGCTAATAATAGTATATCTATTTTCTGGTATGACGCATCAGAAAGCACTGAGTATTATATTCTAGGTGGTAAAAACCTTGGTACTGGAGAATATTTACTATTCAACGGTGCTGAGATTATGTTGCAACATGGGGACCAGATTAGGTATCAGTTAGGTTCTGCTGGAGCTATGACTGTTATATCTACTATCGAGATCACATCACCAATCGGAATTAATGGAGGAGCATAACATGCCAATGGTAGACAAAAAGAAATTTCCTTACACCGCTAAGGGCAAGAAAGAAGCTAAAGAGTACGCCATGAAGACTGGTAAGAAGGTTATGCTTAAGCCTGCCAAGAAGATGGCTGCAAAGCGTGGCTACTAAACCTAAGTCCAAGGTTAATCAAGCAGGCGTTTACACCCAGCCTGGGATGCGTAAGCGTCTGTTTGAGAAGATTAAGGCGGGCTCTAAAGGTGGTGATCCTGGCGAGTGGTCTGCTCGTAAAGCTCAGATGCTTGCTAGGGAATACAAAGCTAAGGGTGGTGGTTACAAGTCATGAAGAAAGACCCACAGCAATCACTCAAAGACTGGACAGCTCAGAAGTGGCGTACCAGTGACGGTAAACCATCCAAGGGTAAGAAGCGTTACCTGCCTGACGCAGCTTGGAAAGCACTAAGTCCTGCAGAGAAAGCTGCTACCAATAAGGGTAATAAGGCTGGTAAGCAGTTTGTTAAACAACCCAAGAAGATTGCTAAGAAGACTGCGGGGTATAGATAATGAAAAAGGATTCTCGACTTGAACGTGCTGGCGTATCTGGTTATAACAAGCCTAAGCGTACTCCTAACCATCCAACTAAGTCACATGTTGTAGTAGCCAAGTCTGGTGATCAGGTCAAGACTATTAGGTTTGGACAACAGGGTGTGTCTGGATCGCCTAAGAAGGCTGGTGAATCTGAGTCATATAAGAACCGTAGGGAGTCTTTTAAGGCTCGACATGCGTCCAACATTGCTAAGGGTAAGATGTCTGCAGCATATTGGGCTGACAAAGTCAAGTGGTAAAGCTTGACAAACACTTAAACTTATGGTATAATATACTATGACTTACTTACAATTAGTTAATGCAGTACTCCGTAGGGTAAGAGAGACTGAGGTATCTACTGTATCTCAGACTGCTTACTCTAAACTTATTGGTGATTTCGTCAATGAGACTAAGCGTGAAGTAGAAGACGCTTGGGACTGGAATGCGCTGCGTACCACTCTAAGTGCTAATACCACTGTTGACCTGTTTAACTATGTCCTCGTAGGTTCAGGATATAGGTTTAAGGTATTATCTGTTCTTAATGACACAAGCAACTGGTTTATGGTGCCTGCTTCTAGCAACTGGATGGACGAGCAGTTCCTTCTGGGTAATGGAGTGGAGAAGGGTAAGCCTTACTACTACAGCTTCAACGGGCAAGATGCCAACGGAGACACTCAGGTAGATATTTTTCCTGTCCCTGATGGTGTCTATGCTATTCGGTTTAACGTGGTATTACCACAAGCTGATCTTGTTAATGACGCAGATACCTTGTCTGTTCCTTCTGATCCAGTGATTCAGGGCGCTGTGCTCAAGGCTATTATTGAGCGTGGCGAAGATGGTGGCAGAGGATCTGAGCTACAAGCTGAAGCATATCGTAAATCTGTTGGTAATGCTATTGCAATTGAAGCTAATCGATACGAAGACGAAATAACCTGGGAACCTCAGTAATGCCTGTAGCCCCATTACAAGCAGTATCAATTGTAGCTCCTGGCTTTGCTGGTCTAAATACCCAGGAAGCTAGCGTCTCAGTTGCTAAGGAGTTTTCCCTTAGAGCTGAAAACTGCGTTATTGATACTTACGGACGTATTGGTTCTCGTAAAGGCTGGAGCAAAGTTAACGCTACTGCTTTTACTGGAGAGCCTGGATGTATCCATGAGCACGTTATTCAGAACGGAACCTCAGTAGTATATTATGTGGTTGGTGGTGTTGTCTACAGTATCACTGGTGGTGGTACAGTAACCACTGAATATACTATTGCTTCTGCTCCTGCTAATGATTACTGGCAAGCATTTAGTTTTAACGGTGACTTGTGGTTCTTTCATGAGGATGCAGCTCCATTCTACTACGATAGCTCAGCAGATACTTGGCAGACTCTGGCATCACATTCATTGCTTCCTACTAGCGTTACTAGTATAGGGGCTGCTACCAGTGCTTATGGTCGTATCTGGGCAGCTGGTACTAACCTTAATAAGACTACCGTGTACTGGTCTGACCTGCTAATTGGTTACGACTTTCAAGGTGGTACGTCTAGTAGCCTTAATATTGAGAAGTCTCTTACCAACGGTACTGATGAGATCACCGCGCTAGCGGCATTCAATGGTTACTTCATTATCTTTTGTAAGAAGTCTATCCTAGTATATTCAGGAGCGGACAACGATCCTACCAGTAACTTAACATTGGTTGAGGTTATTGATGGTGTAGGATGTATTGCTAGGGATTCTGTTCAGGATATTGGTACTGATATTTTGTTCTTGTCTGATACTGGACTACGTAGTCTTGGTCGTATTATCCAAGAGAAGTCAGCACCTATATTTGATGTGTCTAAGAACGTTCGTGATAAACTAATTACTGACGTTATTATTAATGGTGATACATCGATCAGGTCTGTATACAACGAGAAGAATGCTTTCTATGTTCTAAGTCTTGTTGATCGTAATATCAGTTACGTATTTGATACTCGTTCTAAATTACCAGATGGATCATTGAGAGTAACTACTTGGAGCTTGTATCCAAAAGCTATGGCTTCTCTGCGTAACAGGGATATGTATATTGCACGAGACGGATATATTGGAAAGTATGAAGGAAACACAGATAACGGGAGTCCTATTAGTATCGCTTACTATACTTCTCACCTTGATGCTGGTAATCCTTCAATTCTTAAAATCCTAAAGAAGGCTACTCTGCTGACAATTGGTGGTAGTAACACCACTGTTATTCTTAAATGGGCTACTGATTATTCTACTGACTATATCTCTGGTCAGACCATATTGCCTGTATCTGGTGTTGCTGAGTTTAATGTAGCTCAGTTTAACATCGATTCGTTTGGACAAGGTATTACTATTAATAATGTTCGCCAACAATTCAGTGGAACTGGTCGAGTATTCCAAGTAGGTATCGAAGCTAATATTGCAAATGATTCTTTATCTATTCAACAGCTGGACATATATGTTAAAACAGGACGGACACTGTAATGGCTAACTATACGGTTACTACTAACTTTGCTACTAAAGATACGTTGCCCTCTGGCGATGCTGGTAAGATTATTAAAGGTACTGAGTTCTCTACCGAGTTTAATAACATTGCTACTGCAGTGGCTACTAAATCTAACTCAGCCAGCCCTACGTTCACAGGCACTGCTACCTTTGCCAATATAACTATTTCAGGAACCGTAAGTGGAACTATCTCTGGCGGAACTTATTAATAGAGTACCTGTTATAAACAGAAGAACTCATAAGGTGTGGCTAGAAAGATTTGCTGATAAACTCTGGGTACATTGTGATGTATTCAAGTGGAGCAAAGAAGTAAAGCAGCAGATGGATAAAGACTGGGCGCAGTTGATGGACATGTTGAATTGCACATTGTATGTCTTGCATAACCCTGAAGAGAATAAACCTAAAGCCAAGTACATTAAACACTATGGCTTTCAATATCTAAAAGATACTCGTGGTAAGAGTGGAAAAACCTATCAGGTATGGGTTAGGAGAATAAAATGGGCGGAGTAGTTAGTGACGTTCTTGATACAGTAACAGACGATGTCTTGGGTTTTGACCCAGGCGGTGGTGGTATCTATGATGTAGGACGAGATGTCCTTGGTGATACTGTTGCTGATGACATCCTTGGCTTTGATCCCAATGGTGGTGGCATTGTTCCCATTGCTAACACTGCAGCTAAGATTGCTACAGCGTACGCCGCTGGTCAAGGACTAAGCAGCCTTCTATCTGGTGCTACTGCAGGTACTACTAACGCGCTGCAGCAGTTTGCTAGCAACATTGACCCCGCAGTGCTCGAGACACTGTCAGCAGAACAAGTAGCTGCTCAAGCTATCAATAGTCCTTAC